TCCGATCTAGCAACAAGATATTTATTGTCAAACGAAACCACAGCTTGTACAGTGCTGCTAGAATATCTTCCAGAAGAAACAATTCTGAAGCTTTTATATAACGGGTGTGTTGAAGGGCTTCTATAGTTAAACTCCCACATATTAAAAATTTCTGATCTAGCTTTATCTTCAGACGAGCTACTTGTATATGTGTATTTTGTTCCACATATTAAAAGCTTATGTTCTTTACTTGGTCTATAAAAAGACAACGACTGATGAGGAACCCAGTCGTACTCATAATCAGTACAACTAACATACTCCCTTTCACTTTCTATAGAACTCCATTTTTCAAAAACTAGACGTGTCTTTTTTTCTCCATTTGTGTTAGACGCATACAATATATTATCATACGGGTCTACAAAACATCCTTGATGAACGGCAGCCCAAGCTCTTGTGTCATCGCCATAAGTTGTGTCACTTCTAAAATCTCCGCCGCAGTCTTTAGGGCGAGCTAATACTATCCCTGGATGGCTAGCCATAGCGTTTTCTTTGCTGGAATAAATATCTTCAGCAGAGAAAAACTTGCCATCTCCTCCACGTACGTTATAAGGTCCTGTTGGAATAAAAATAGGGTGTTTTTCATAATTAACGGGGTTTGTTGTAGCTTGAACAGCGCTATCAAATGAAGCAGAGTCATCTGTTTCCCCGTCACCTTTAGCCCCAAAATCTTTTACGTTTGGCATATCTGCAAATCTGTCACCGAGGTAGCGCGGTTCTGTCGCACCCGTAGTGACAATCGGAGTGAGTTTCTGATATCCCATGTGCGCCACCTCCTTACGATGATGCGCTAACTGCGACTGCTGTTATTGTATCCCCTGCGGGGAGATTGTAGTTGAATTTGACCGATGTGCTGGAATAGTCCACATACTGTTCGTTTGCGCCAGATTCGCAGAGCACTCCATTATGGAAAACAAGGAGTGAGCCACTATTCACAACGTGAGACGGAACAGTGATTGCTGTACCTGCCGAGACAGCAGAAGCTAGTTTTTGTGTAGTTCTAGTAAAAGATCCTTGCTGAACTTCTATGTCAACAACTCTATTTACTGGCGTTACTGCAGTTCCATTAACCTTAATGCCAGTAATTGGTATTGATACATCAACAGCTTTACTTACAGGCGTTAGTGCCGAACCATTAACCTTAACGGTTTCAATGACGTTTGCTTGTGCGCCTGCTGCTATACCATCAAGTTTTGTTTTTAACGCGTTGGTAAAATCATTAGTAGAAAGACCTTTTCCAGAAACCTTATCGACCTTTGTGGTATCCGACGGGTGAACATGATCACCCCTAGCCCATTTTGTTTCAGTTCCAACAGCAGCAGAACCATTAATTTTAGGTATAGTCGAAGATGCTTCAGGAACAACAATGCTATCCAGTTTAACTTTGTCTGCAGATGACATTAGACCATCTGCTGCAGCACTTGCCAGCGAAGAAACATTTTTACCATTCAGGTGACATATCCACACATTGATAGTATCACCGGCTTTTAGGTCAACAAGCGTTGTTATAAAATTAGAGTGCGAATCATCGGCACCCTTTTCGTTATACTGTTTTTTTCTAAACTGTCTCACTCCGTTAACAGAGACTTGGATGTGATGACGTCCAACAACATACCATAAAGGATGAATGTATATATCAGTTCCAGCAGGAACATCAGAGCTCAGAACCCAGTTCATTTCCATACAGGAATTGCCTGTGTCTTCCCCGACGATTGCTGGTATGTTTTCAGCACGCTGTACTTGATGATCAATCTCTGACATGAATGTATTATACATTATCAGGATTGCATCATACCTAGCCTGTGTTTCATCAAATGCGTCCCAGAACTCATTGTTAAATTCTTCTGGCGTTTTATCCGATGTCAACGGTACTTTTATCGCTCTGCCAATATCTAAACGTAAATCTTGTCGCTCTGCACAATCCTGATCAAAACGATCTTCAATCTCTTCTGAGTCAAAACGGCTTCCATTGCGGTAGTCATCCTCTTGAACATAGGGCATATTGCGCCGAATAACGATTCTCGTACCGGGAGAGGGAGCAGACGCAAAAGTAACAGTTCCACCAGACGCAGTTATGTTGACTGTGCATTGTGTAGACACGTCCTGTTCGTTTCTGCCGTCGCCGTCGCCGGCATAAACAACCACCTGATCTAACTCCCAGACCTTGAAGGTAAACGGGAATTGAGTTGTTACTCCGTTACCTATATATCGATTCTGGTTGATTCTGCTTTCGAGTGTCATGCTACCACCCTCCACGCGCAGCTATCCACGCGTCGTCCAGCTTGCGATCATAGCTCTCTGACGCGTCCGCACCTTCAGCAACTGGAATCGCTGCTTGATATAGCTGTGCAAGCTCCTGCACCTTGCTCGAATTGTGCTTCAAAAGCGGGACGGCAATCAGGCATGCAAGTTTCCGCGCCATTGCAGAGACAAAAGCTTCATCCCATATAGTGATGTCTTCCACATCAACAACAGCATCAACTATCGCCTTACCGACATCACACAAGATAATTTCTCCTTCATCTCCTCGCTGAACAGCATACGGCGTTTTTCTCATTCCGCGCCGTGTACCGTCATGAACGCGCACGATTTTGAGAACCGTATCAGGTACTCCGTAGCAGTGCGTCCACTCCTGCTCGTACACTTCAGGCATCATTTTTTCAGGTAACCGAAGACGCCGCACTGCAAAACGATATGGGAAATCACGCAGGGCAGAGCGTCGCGCCCTGTCCCACATTAGTTCGCACTGGATCGCCTCTGGCGTATGCTCGTTGGGACTTCCGATAGTGCGAGTCCCAACGAAGCCAAGCGCCATATTGAAGATCTCAAGCTTGCCACTGGTGGAAGCCATTGCTTACTCCTTGACTGGCATAACTATGCTATTTCTCTGATCATTCGCTTTTTAGCTCTTCCTGCAACTCATTGATACGATCCCGTGCCGCTTGGCGTTTGGCGTGCAGATCGTCAATATCGTATGGAGCTTCAAGCCCAGCAAGGATATACTCTTGATACTTCGCCACCTTCCAGTCGCCTACAGGCGACACAGGCGATTGCAGTTGCACAATAAGGTCGTTCAATTCCTGCTGGAGTTGTTCTTTTTTATAATCTTCCATTGCTATTCCTCGCGTATTTTGTTCTTTACTCCAAAATCTCTTAGCAATAAATTTGTGATTGAAATGCGCATTCTCACGGCATTGTCATAGAACTCATATCTCGACAACTTTCTTTTGCTAAGAGGTACTGACATAGACAAAATCCTTATATGTTATGAAAAAAGAATAAGCGGCCGGACGCCAAGAGAGACGGACGCGCCGGAACAGTTCGCACGGCCGTTGCCGCCGACAAAAGCAAAAAGAGAAGCCGAAGCCACCGCGCCCAACCACCAACCAGAGCGAGAAGCTCGACCATTGATCCACGTTGGATCAATAGCAAACAACCTAAGCTGAGATTTTTTGCAGCCAGAATCTCGGCCTGATGAAGAAAAAATTTGTCCACCATATACCATTGACTCTGTCATGAATCCGATATGTTTATCACACCACGCCCAATTATTAGAACTACCTAAAAAACCGCTACCTGCTGAGCTAGTAGCCGCCGCATCAACAGTTGTTGATATAATATCACTATATGACAGGATATGTCCATCTAAACAATTGCTTGCATTTAGAGCTGTGTATACATCACTCTGGAGTTTTGCCCATAGCGCGCACCCTCTTACGCCACCTTCCGTAGTATCTGTGTCGTTCATCTTGTCGTCGAACAACGCCACATCAGGAACAAGCGCAATGTGATTTACTGTGGTCTGTCCATAAGTATTGCCGGCAGTACCGTCTATTTTTTTTCCGTTGGTATTGTCAATATTCCCCATGTATTTCCAATAATTAAAATGGGCAAAACGGAAATTGACGTTTTTTGTCGTGCCACCGTATGTGAATGATTTTGTGATATAGTCGCCAATATAGAGGTCAGAAAAATCACCGTTGGTCAATTTGGTGCTTAACTGCGCGAGGGTATAGACATTAGTCAGGTTTTTGCCGCGATAGATGCAGTTGTGAAAAGCAGCCCCGTCATCTCCTGCGTCTCTCGTCAGCACGACGCCTTGCGCCCCTTGTGAATCCCAAGAAGTTCCATTCCACGCAAAATTTTCACCGCTCAGTTCAGTCACATTATAGACATCACCAACGCTGGGGTTTTGCACAGCCTCAAGATCTGCATAAGTGGCTTTGGTGCCTTTGTAGACAAAAGCTCCTTGCACCTTGTCGAGCTTGCCATCCACCTCATCAAACTTGCGTTTGACGGCACACATGATTTTATTGGTGTACAACGCACCTTCGCCAGAGAGGGTGAGCTCATCAAGATGCGTGTTGTTGACCTCTATCGTGCTCCATTCGGATATATTTGACATTCTCGCCCTCCATTTGGCGATTGGGCGGGTTTTTAGCCCGCCCAGTATTGCCTATTGTTAGCCAATAACGGCACCTTTATCGATATACATGCCAGCCTGATAGGGCTGTTCGTCCTCGCGGACAATGGCGGCAGTGATTTTGCCTGCGGTGAATGTGGAGCCAGTGAGCGTCACATTCATTTTAAGCCACTGCTTTTTCACGCCAGCGGGAAGCCAGCGGAGATAAACCTTGGCATCTTTCACCAAAGCTGCGGTAAGAATGGTCTCGGAGGATCCTGGAACGTCGCTGTAGTCGCCAGCCTCAGAGTCAGCTTCCTGCAGCTTGAGGGTAATAGACGTGCCGGTCGCGGCGGTCTCGTTGACTTTGCAGAACACGCAGATGGGCTCCGCTTTGCCGGGTTTAAAAAGGCTGTTCAGAGGAACGGCAGCCGAAGTCACGGCAGAGCCCAAGGACGCTTTTTCAAAGAAGATCAAGTTATCATCGAGAAGCATTGTTACTCACCTCCTAGGACAGCACGGCTTCCGTGGACTTAATAACGTCGCACTGACGGATGGGACGGCCATGAAGAGCAGGTACGCTCTTGCTGTCGAAAAATTCGCCGTAGGTCAGATGGACAGTGCCGTAGTCAATGGACTGCATTTCGAGAGCAGTCAGCACGTCCTGGTTGCAGTACCAGATGGCCTTAGAACGCATGTTCGGGGGCATCATGTTTTTGGCCTGAATGGTCAGAGCCTGCAGATCTACCCAGCCGGAGGTGCCCTTGCGAACCATCAACTTGGTCGTATCAATGTTGCAAATACGGACGACGGCACGCCAGTCACGCACTGCCAAACCACAACGCCAGGTGTATTTGTCACCGACAACCTGGAACTTGTTGCCACCGGCATCAGTGGTCATATACTTGCCAAGATCCTCATTGCGGAGACCGCCAGTGCTGCCTTTGGGATACAGACCATGCACGGTGTCGCTACCCCAACAAATGAGATACATAGACGTCATCTTGTTGGCAGTGTTGCCGGAAGCATTGAGAACATGGGGCGAACTAATGCCGGGATAGCGTTTGGTGAAGCCGTTGAACTCATCCGTGTTGGTGCTGTTGTCACCGTAGAAGAGAGTCGTTGCGACTTTCTGACGCATGGCCTCAGCAAAAGCCTTGGATTCACTCAGGCGAAAAGCACGGGCTTTGTCGCCGTAGAGCTCAACCTCAGCCACATCGAGTTCCTGCAGGGCTTCCAGCATGCCACAGGTTTCTTTGACCTGTGCCCATTTGGATTTGCTGGGCGGCGTACCTTTGTAGAGGCGACGCCAATAAACCTCAGGCAAGCCAGTGCGAATGCGAGTGAGATGGCCATCGGACTGATTGCTTTCCATCCACTGCACGTCACTTAAAATGTCGTTGGTCTGGTTCATCAGTTCGATGACTTCACCAGCCTTTTGGCCCTTGTAGAAGTCTTCCAACTCTGCAAGGGTCGCGACTAAGCCTTTCTTGTAAGACATAGCTAACCTCCTTTGCCTTACGCTTGCATATCAGGCCAAAGCCTGTCCTCAAGAGGAACGGATGAACTACCGCGCCCCTTGCTTGTAACGAAACGGTCCTCGCGCATTGCCTTGCCCATTCTGGCAAGGCACCGAACAACCACAGGGTTGTAGTCGGCGTGCGTTTCTTTCAGTAGTTTTCGCATTGATCCATCTGTGTCGTAGCGAGCCAGCACACGTCGGCAGTCGGCAACAGATGCCTTCCAGTTCTGGCCACCGATCTCAGGATCATCCAGAATCTGCTTTTGCCAATCTTGGATAGTCTGCTTTTCTTGTTGTGCCTGCAGCTTATCGACGTCCCCGGCATACTGTCTGTGCCAATCCAGAAGTGCCTCGGCTTGAGCTTTGGTCAGCTTCTGTGCTTTGCACACATCCTGAAAAGATTTGAGACTTTCAGCAGGGACGTTGAAACCCTCACCCGCTTCAAGCGTGTAGTCCTCAGGTTCAGCTTCTTTCTCTGTATTTTGCCCTTCCTGCTCCTTTTCGGGTTCGACCTTGGCATCATCCGTGGTCGTAGCCTCTTGGCCGTCCTGAGGCTGTTCTGAAGCATTCTGAGAAGCTTCAATGGGATCCTCGTCTGCAATGCTCTCAACGGGGTTGTCAGCCACGCTTTCGATATTTGTTTCTTCAGCCATTAATTGTCCTTTTCTTCCGCGCATACAGCATCAACCGCATGCGCTCGTTTGATTAAATGCCAAAGTTTGAAGCCCACGGAGCGCTGCCCTTCAACGAACGCCATGCTTTCATGGGGAAGGACGGGCACACCACTCCAGAAATTTGTCTGCTCCATAAGCCAAGCAAGAAAATGGATCCCGTCTTTAGAGCGGGAGAGAGTCTCAACTGCGCCGACAAGCCGGGCCTTTTCTGCCTCTTCCTTGGCCTTCCTGGCTTCAGCCTCTCGAGAGGTTTCCCATTCGTACTCGTCGATCATGTGCTACATGCCTCCAGCGCCAGTGATGCCACCTAGCAAGGTATCCATGAGAGTTGACCCATCAGCACCGACAGGAGTTTGTCCAAGATTCTTGGCGGCTCCGGTAATGTCCTGCGCTGCCTGACCTTCGGCTGCCATTGCCTGCTGCTGCATGGCCATCTGCTGCTGCTGTGCTCTTTGCTGACGCAGAGCTTTGACTTGGCTATCTTCTGCAAGGCAGGCTTGCGGCATACCAATGCGATCCATGTACGCCTTGACTGTCTCGTCCACTTGCAAGAGATCAAGAGCTTCAGGCTTGGCTCCAGAGAGATTGACCGTAAAAGCAACACCTTGCTCAATGGCACTGGTGGCCGTAACCTTCTGCGCTTGGGCAAGCACGCTCTCAAACTCAACATCAAGCTCGGTGTAGCCCATGCCTTCAGGCGCTGGCGGCAGAGCCTGCCACTCTTGCATAAGCTGATAGGTGCGCTTGATCAGTGGGCTGAGAAGTTCTGTTTGCAGACGCTCCACGACAGGGCCAATGAGCAGCATCTTTTCTGACTGTTTGGCCTGGATCTCAGTTGCCGTTGCATGCTGGTTGCGGTCATCGTCCAGCAGCATGCGGAACAAATCGACGTAGAGCCCTTCCTCGACGATCTTGCGGACGTCCTGCAGCGCATTCCATGAATACTGGATCGCGCCAGAATCTGGCTGCTGGATAGGCATCACAAGCGGCTTACCCTGTGTGATAGAGAACTCACCGTAGGTGAATCCACCAGGGTTGCGGTCAACGCCGTATCTGCGCAAAGATGCATCACCAAGCAGCGGCGGGTCGGCAATCTTGTGCTCCATGATGCGATGCGTCTTGGCCATGGCCTGCAGCATTCTGGCATCAGGCATCACATCCATGGCAGGGCTTCTACCGTACACGTCGCCAAAATGGATATCCCAGCGAGGAGCAAAAGCGGGGAACATGTCGTAGCCACCTTCGCTCAAGATATGGCCACGCGCTCCTGAATTGCCTGCACCGGCAGTGATCCAGTAGACAGAAACGTACGGTTTGCCACGGTAAGAAGGATCTCCATAGCGAAGGTCTTCACGCGGAAACACGCCCTGAATTACGTCCCAACGAGTCACCCCAGAAGCTGCATTATCCTTTGCGCTTGTAACAACCGCATGCGGCACATTGCTCTCGCCCCAGAGATCAATGATCTGGCGTGAGGTAAGGTTCATCCTGCGGAAGAACGAATCCACGAATCCATCACCATTGACGTCGAGGACATACTCGCCACAGTCCACGCGATGGAATTTCAGACCGTTCTCGTCAGCGTCTTCAATGAGCAAGCCCGTGCCAAAAGCGCCAAGGTCTGCGTAGAGTCCATGAATCGCGTTGTAAAAGTTGCTCTGATGAAGCAGATAGCGCATGCGCTCTGTGACTTCGTCGAGCCACACATTGATGCCGTTCTCGACCTTATCTGGCTCATGAGCCAATCTCAGCCTGAACCATGGACGCACAGGACTTGTCATGCCGCCTTGAAGACCGGCAGCTAGTGTGCGCATGGCACGGACGCCGGTGCTGTCGATCAGCCTGCCATTGATGACCGGCTGCTGATGAGACGTTGTGTCAGTGTCAGAACGCCAGCGAGTCGGCAGAAAGAGCTCTGCGAGATCAGCCCAGGCAGAGTCCCACCCTGACCTCTCAGTCCTCAAAGACTGATACCGAGCGTCGAGCTTGTTGACATTGAGGCTCACGGCCTACCCCAAAGTATCGCTGCCTGTGCCCGTATCAGACAGGCCAGAACTCGAGGTTAAGATAGAAGCGGCAAGGCCACGGTTCTTTTTGCTGCGTTCACGTTGAGCTTCTGCAGCAGCTTGAGCACCAGCGCTGATGCTTTTGGTGGCCTGTTTGGTAGGCGCGGGTTCAACTTGCGGAACGTCCGGTGAACCACCACCACCGCCGAAGCAATAAACAAGAGCCATTATTTCTCCTCCGTTGTCGCTTTGATTGACTCTGGCGTGGCCATAACAAGCCAGCCATCGACATGTTTTTGCTGGCGTGTGTACCAGCAGAGGCCGGGAATCTTGCCAAGCTTGCTGAAACCAACTTGGCTCAGAAGAGCCAGAATATGCCTTGAGGGACACGCCACTCGGCCAATGATGGCCGTAGGATGCAAATTCTCGACTGCCCAAAGCAGGGCCCCCTTGCATAGCGGTACTGCCTGCGCAAAATGCCTGCGAAAAGCTGAGAGCCCTATTTCAGCTACACGACTGCGCAGACTCTCGCGGAAAGGCCATGTCAGCATCACACCTGCCATTTCTCCATCGATGTATCCAGCGAGGACATGCAAGGGCGCAGTGTGGATGCTCAAGAAACGTGCTAGTGTCCACTCCTGCGGATCAACCTCAGGGTAGACAGTCCAGAGCAAGTCCTCGGCCTTCAGGCGCTCGTAAATGGATTCCAGCGTCTTTGCGTCTTCTGGCAGTATGGAGCGATAGGTCATGTCCATAGCGTCACCATGCTAGCGGGTCATATTGCTTGGCCTGCTGAGTACGAGCAGCTATCAAAGCGTCACGTGCTGAAGCCACAGGAGCAGCAAACGTCAAAGCCAAGGCATCACCCTGGTCAGGGCTCTTTCCCAAACGCTCCTTGATATCTTCCTTGCGCTCCAAGCAGATTCTGCCAGTCGTATCAAAAGCATAGGTGGGCGTGGTAAGCTCAGCCTTAAGAGTCGCGTCGTCAGGGATGAAACCACCGGCTCTGAGCCACTCCCTAACGCCATACCACATCTCACTGCGACGGTTGTTGAACCGTGGCTGACGCGCTTTGCCTCCAAATGGCACTTCCACGCAGTCAACGCCGATATGACGCAGCCTGTCGATGACACCTTGCCCCTGCCCAGAGTCCACGAAAACAGCGTCTGGCTGATGCTCATGAACGAGGTCATTGATCCTGTCGGCCAAGTCCATGTTGTCCAGGTTATGGAAAACCTGAATAGGCTGACAGATAAGTCCTCTACGCAAGCACACAGCACTTGCATCAGAACCAAAGCGGGCCACATCCACGCCCATGATAAGGGGCATACCCTCAACATCTTCTGGCCTAACCGTGCGCTGGCAAGCCTCAGTCACAAGGTCAATGGTGATAAGCACGTCATCAGAGCTTGCAGCGAAGTCACACAAGAACTCTTGCCTGTAGGCCTTTTCACTCATCTCGCCCTTAAGAGCTTCGATTTCGTCGTCAGATAGAGCTCCAGTCTCATCCACCCGCAGCAAAGCTGAAAACCAGCCAGGATCGCGCAAACCCTGCTGGTAAAGTTCGCTAAAGAGGTTCACGCCCTTCGGAGTCCCGATGAAAACAGCCCAACCTTTGCGGTCAGCCAGAGCAGGACGGACAACCTCTTGCCAAACGTCAGGCTGCATATCAGCGACTTCATCCAGCACTACGCCGTCAAAACGCAGACCTCTCAGAGCGTCAGCATTGTCAGCTCCAAAAACTCGAATAATCGCGTTGTTGGGCAACGCGATACTGAGCTCACTCTCATTGACTTTGCGACCAGGGATAGGGGCAGAGAAATGCTTGAGGTAGTCCCAGGAGACTGACTTCGCCTGATTTCGGTATGGGGCAATGTAAGCGTACATCGCGTTTGGCTTCTGCTGGAGCAGTGCTTGCTTAAGCATGTGGTTGAGCACCATCACGGTCTTCCCAGCACGACGATGCATGACAATGACACAGAAGCGGTGAGCTTCCATCTCAGCATGCAGCTTGGCCTGATATGGCCGGGGATGATACGGGATAGTGATTTTCATTATGCTTCGCTCTCTTGCTGTGCCCAAGTTATGGTCATTTTCTCATGTTGCTCTGCTTGGGCTTCAGTAATGCCCCAACATTTGCGCTCACATTCCTGCCGAATCTTGATTGTCTCTGCTGTAATCTTTGCTAGTTTGGCTCGATCAAAGTCACCAGCGGCTAAAGCCTCGTCTATGATTTCCTGATGTCTGTCCCATTCTTCCTTGTGCCTTTGAATGACTGCAGCTTTTGCATCTGCCGCTTTAGCTAGAGCCTCGGCCTTTTTTTTCGGGTTGCAACCTGCAACCACACCCACAACCTTTGCTTCTGTGAGACGATTGACGGCTTCTGTGATATCTTGCATCCAGCCTTCAGCTTTGATGTGCTTTTGAATGGCCGTTCTTGAAACACCGTACCTCTTCGACAACTCCGATTGACTTGCCCCTATCTCATACTCAATGCGTATTTTTTCCCAATCAAAACGGGCAGCCATACTATTTTTCCTTGCTTCTCTTTCTTGGCCTCATTTCCTCAGCCATTTCCTCGTCATCATTGTGATCGATCTTATCAATTGCTCGATCAACTCTTGTTTGAGCATGAAGGATTATCTTTCTCAACCGTCTTGGTACTGGCAGTCCGCACCTAATCATGTGCCCCATTACAGAGACTGCATCGGTAGCAACTAAATAACTGATAAACAATTCCAGAAGCGGAAGATTATAGCCTGTACTAACAGTGAATGATGCATCAACAGCGCCTACTAGGAAGATATACAGGCAGTAGCACGGGTATTTCATGATGCCACGGCCCAGCATCCGGCATGAAAACTTGCGCCGTTTAAAAGCCTCCCACAAACCAAAAACCAAATCTGCGGTCATCATGCCTACGAGCCACAGAAACAGAACTTCCTCGGTTCCAAGAAATGTGGCTACTGATGCGATAACCCCTTTCAATTGCCATGCGCAGAACAACTCCTGCAGATAGTAATATGCCGATTCTATATGCGACGGTGTGTGCTGAATCATTATTTCGCCTTCGACTCTGCTTGCATTTTCAGCAGCCCTGCACGGTATTCTCTCAGGGCAAAGAGGTTGGCGTTAACGAGCAACATGGCCTCTTCATCAGCCTTAATCACTCTGACCATGTCACCAACAGTTTTGATACCGTCACGACTTGGGATCTTGCACTCATCGAGGAGTATTGCCGGGGGCAGGAAGTACACTGGCTCCGTCGTTTTTTTTGTTGAACAACCGTTCACGAATGTTGTCAGGGATGATAATATCAGCAAAAGAGCCATTATCTTGAAGGGCTTGATCAATCTCTTTGAGTTGTTCGCGGGCTTTTTCATGTATCTGCTCTCTGATCGTTGTTGCAGTAGTTGTTGCTTTGTCTGAAAGTTCTTTCTCTGCTTGTAACTGTCCGATAATTTCGTGGCTTGCCTTGAGCTTTTCGTTTAGGCTATCAACCTTTTCTTTTGCTGCATTTCCAATTGCAAACAAGAATATTATCAACAGCACGATCACAAGGTTTTTGATATCCATCACAGAATTTCCTTGAGCAGCATGCCTTCAATCTTTCTGCGACCAGCATAGTCTCTAAAACCGTAGATCAGTTCATCACTTGCATCTGCCCACATCTGGTTTGTGAGATAATGCCAAGTCTTGGGAGCCCTACGCTTGACACCTCCGCATCCAAGCTGGAAACACATGGAAAACACAACGGCTTGAGCCTGCTTGGGGAGCTCATCGAACTTGACGGATGATTGCTTTTCGTAGCAAGGACGGACATAGCGATTGAGATAGCCAGCATGGACGTGATGATCGAGTTCTGCGGCTTCCTCTGGAGAAATCTGGAAAGGGGCGTTGTAGAGCTTGTAAATAGCTCTCTTGGAAGTTAGACCGAGATACGGAGAAACCTTGCGGATTAGGCTTTCAGACACACCATAGCCGCGCAGGCTGTCCTCGTCGGTCTGTCCAAGGTCAACGCCGGTAGCGATAGTGACTCCAGAGACGCCAATAGCCTCATACTTGGCAGGATTCTGGTTGGGCTTGCCTGTGAAATTTCCGGGACGACAGGGTATATAGCCTTGAGTCCAGCGTGGGCCTTCAACACCAGGGCGATTGAGAAAGTCAGAGATGTACGAGATATCTGCAGGCATAAAAAAGCTCCCTTTGGGAGGGAGCTTAACACGGAAAAATGGGATGTACGCTGAAATGACACTGATGTGACACTGACGTGACACTGAAAGTACTCTCAAGGTACTTGACATGTTTTTTGATCTATGCCTCCTGCTGGTCGATGCTGTAAAAGCCAGGCCTGTAACTGCTCATCATCGACGGCAATGCGCTTTCCTATTCGCATGATAGGAGCTCCGTCTTTTATCCAATCTGCGATAACACGACGGCTCACACGATACCGGCCTTTGATTTCTTCCATTCCTATTAACAGCATCATTACCTCACAAGACATTTATACGTATTTACAAGCTATATACTATGCTTTTCTCTGTCTTTAAGCTCTTGCATTTTGGCATTATTCCACCTATCAATATATCCCACAAGATATCCAGTTATTCTACGAATTCTTTGGAATTTAACACCTACTCCAACTAAACCATGTTCATCAAGTGATTTTTGATTAACAAATGTTTTACTTTCCATCAACATTTTCAGCCTCCTTATTGTCAAACTCGCCGCGCAGCATACGAACGGCGACACATATAAGATCAATAAGTTCATCACACATACGCTCACGCCAACCATCTTCGCCTTTCGTGATCTCCTTGACCACTTCCCCATACTCCTCTCCCAAATACCCAAGAGCTTGATATTGACCCTCTGCAAAATCAGGATGTTTCTGTCTTGCCCACCGCAAGGCATTTCTCAGCTGATCGATTATCTCTGCGTCTTTGTCATACTTCTCTGTGCCCACAGAAAAACTCCTTTGTCGCTTCAAACAACACATCAAAGAAAACTAAAACAGCTATTCCACCCATAAACGCCAGCACTAAAATAAAAGAAATAGATTTAGATATCACTTCTAAAATTTTATTCCACATTATTTTTATCCTTCTCAGCAAAATCAGCTGCAAAAGCAAAGTAACCCAAGCAGTCGACATAACTATCATGCTTTTGTGTTCCGCTCATAATCCTTGCGACCTTCATGAGTCCCATCATCATTGCCACGTCATGAGCATTTATTTCTCTTTTTCTATATACTTCTCTGGAGCTGCAGTAGATATTCCAGAGCTTTGCTATTAGAGCAAAATTGTTTTCAGCACTGCCATACTCTGTCTGCCTTTCGCCATTGATGATCTTTGAAGCTTCCTGAAGTGTCTTGCCGTTCACGGTATAATCGATCTTTTCCATCAGTCCTCCCCAAGATAGTTTCTTATTGCCTCTACTGCCTCGTCAAAACTATGCGCCACGACTGTGTGATAGCCTCTCGTCTGCAAGAGTTTGAGCATTCTCTCCTGATTCTCTGAAGGCTTGCAGTGCTTGTTTCGCTTCATTTCCACGAACAACCCATGCCAGATACCTCTCGGAACTGCGAGAAAAAGGTCTGGGACTCCCGCCCTGACTCCCTCGTCTTTGAGTTTCTTGGCCGTAATGATATTCCTGTGACCGCCATTAGGCACAGCAAAGAGTAGACACTCTGGCACTTTCCATTTCTTGCTTTGCATATGCCACCAGCTAATCAGTGTGCTTTGAACTTGATGCTCTGTAGGATTAGTCGTAGTTCGCTGCAAAACCATGTCCTATTGGCTCCCTGACTTTTTCTCTGGTTCCAAATACTTTATCCAGCCATGCCATTACACCAGTTTTGTCTTCATCTTCAAACCATCTCTCGCCATTATCTCTTGCCATGAAGAATGAGTCTTGCATTTGCTTCCCTGCAGCCTTGAGCTCATCGAGAGATCTTCCCTCTTCCCAAAACTTTATCACCAGATGCTGATAGCCTGGAGTGTAGATATCTTTGTAGCTCTTGTATCTCTGAACCTTCGTCCATCCTCTCTCCTGGATAATCTGGTCATTAAGTATGGGAAAGTCTTTGTACGCAGGGTTATTATTGCACTCACAGCGTCCAACCCATGTCCTGCCTTTCTGATCCATGGCAACCACAAAGCCCTTTTGATACCACTCAGAGCAGTAAGGGCAGTCCATTGAGCCATATATAGAATTATCATTTACCGTTGACCTGATCTTGTCAGTAACCGCAAGTATGTCAGCAGGAAGAGGCCATTTACTGAAATTTCTCCTGTAGTAGTTGAAACATTCCCTGATTAAATCTTCGTCTGTCTCTCCTGCATCATCGATATCCTTGAGCCAAATATCAGCAACAAGCTGGATTTGTTTCGGGCTTTTGCTGATGTTATTTACAAGGCATATTTCAGAAAGTCCTTCCATGATGACGTCTTTCATTGACATGCTTGTTCTCTCTTGCGTTTTATATTTTCCATGAGCTCATAAACATCTTCGCATTCCTCGACAGCCTTGACTTGTGACTGGTTCACAGCGTCATTGGCATGACGCTGCTCCCAGGTCTCTCCGTTGGCTACTCGCTTTGCATACAGGGCTTCTGCCATAAGCCGTTCTTCCTGCATGCGGAGCTGATGCTCTGTGGGGCATGCAGGCTGTCCTGGGTGGTACTGGTTCCTGCCTAGAGAGCTGCCTTTATCTTGTGCCTTACTCAGCCATGAGTTGCAGAATCTGGATATTCCACGCTTTGTTTTTCTGCGTTCTTTGTTGCTTACCAGCCATCCACGCATTTTTCTGAGCTCACCTGGAACATCGACTCCTGGATAGCTACGCTGCCATTCATCCAGGAGTTGCTTCGGTACTCGCCACTCAGGATCAGCATCCCCGATCACTGGCAAGGAGAACTCAGAGAGTTCGACAGGCAATGTGCTCGTTTTGGCAGGCTTGGGCACTTTGGGCTTCTGCTTTTCATCGCTTCCTGCTGAGAGCGATTTATCGCTCGATGCAAGAGTATTTCTTTCTTCTCTTTTCAATGAGATGTCATATGGGAGATTGTTAGTGTTTGCCGCTATAGCACTATAGCGTTTGCCGCTATAGTCTATAGTGTCTGCCGCTATATTAGTGTCTGGCGCTATAGCGTTTGACACTATGTTAGTGTTTGACGCTATAGCGTCAGAAACTATAGCGTTTGCTGCTAGGTTGAGCTGGTACGTCGATGACTTGTGCTGACTGTTTTGTATACGCTTAATCAACCCAGCTTTCTCAAGTGCGTTGATCGCATTACTGACTGACGTTTGACATACGCAAGCCTCAGCAACAATGGTCGAAATTGACGGCCAGCTCTGACAGTGTTCATCAGCGTAGGAGGCAAGAACAAACAGCACACATTTTTGTGTTACGCTAATTCCTCGTACCTTCCTTGCCCAATCTATTGGCCATTGTTTTTTTTCGTTTGACATGCTGCCCTCAGAACGCTACAGTACCTTTTGTCTGACATAGACAAACCCATTTCCTACTTCCCACCGCTGCAAGATTGACCTTCCCTTGCAGCGGTTTTTTTATATCCTCACGCGGTATTCCGTCGCCTTGCGCTCATGGATATTCCCGACTTCTGTACGTTTCAGCAGCCTCTTGTCACAGAGATAGTTGATCGAAGTGACGATTGTGCTCTGGCTGAGTCCAGTGATGTCTGACAGCTTGGATATTGACATTGAGACATAGCCTTTCTCATCAGCGTAAAAGGCCAGTGTTACCAATACAAACTTCCGCGTGGCCGAAATATCGTTGTGAGCCATTGCGAACTGTACGGCGTCCATTGACATAGTTACTTCCCTTTGATATTTTCTACTTCTGGCTTGCCTTGGTGAGTTGTTGAGTGTGCTCACTAAGACGAAGGTCGCTTATGACAGAGCGGCCTTTTTTATTTGCCAATTCCCAGCTGATCTGCTAGTGTGTTCCTTGCAGGAGGAGCAGATTGCGCTGAGTCTGCTCCAAGGCGTACTGTGGGAGCGGTACGCCTTTTTTGTTTTCTAAGCGGTGGATCGCCTTCTTCCATGATCACCTCAAGGGCATACTGGCACCTTGGGCACCATGACTTAACAACCCAACCATGGTGTAAACCGCACGGCCTGATATGCTTAGACCTTTGTAGTGCTGCCTTAAGATCATCTTCGCGCACATAACCATGGTCACTTGATGTAAATTGTAGTCCACATCGTATCTTCATACCTACCTCTCAATCATCATGTATATTGTATGAGGGTCTGAGATATGATAAAAACTTGGGCAGGAGTTTAAACTCTGTTTTGTGAAGTTGCTTGTCAGGCACAATGTCTGCCTCAGACATCCCTGCAGGAATCTTCGAACACGGAATATCCAGCCAGCAAATTCTGCGCTGCCCACATGGCAGTGCAGTCAATTGCCTCAGCTTCATCCGAGCGCAGTAGTGCCAAGCGTTTTCGTCCACCTGAAGTGCTGGTTTTGACGACGACATAAGTCTTTGTACTTTAGCTTTCGATTCTTCCAATTCATGCTCCAATAGCGAGTTTTCAGCTTTCAGCCTTTCAATTTCGACCCTCAATTCTTGACATGCCTCTTCGCGCTCTTTGACGAAATCCCGACAAGCCAAATCGCCATAGAGTCTGCGAGACCTGATCGCCGCGTACCGACGTTCTCGACACTCTTTTGAGCAGTACTCGCGGTGATGAAAGTCCACAGTAAAAGGCATACCACACCACCAGCAGGTTTTTGTTTCGCCGCTCATATAACAGTCTCCTTTAAGCGTCAGCGCAAAGAGGCTCCCCCCCCTGCTCTTGGCAAGAAAAGCTCGCCATCGCTTTACGCAGTTTTTCTGCTGTTTCAGTGCGACAGTCTGCTTGCTTTCCCGATTTCAGGTAGCTGATTACAGCGTTTGTCACGCCAGATTCTTTTGCCAGCTCCGAAGCGGTCACCCCGGAAGTTTCCAAAAACTCCCGAAGCTCCAAAACGATTTTTGCAGTTGCCATACGCCTTGTTTAATTTTTATTAAATGTAAAGTCAACCACCTTGCGCTTTCTTAATTTGACTTTTTTTAAGTTTTCTTAAATACTAGGCGTGAAGGAGGTTGTATGGAAAAATCAGCAAACGACCGCCTGCTAGAGCTACTTGACATAGCCGTTGAAAAGCACGGCTCCATGGCGGAAATCCACCGATTGACAGGCATCTCAAACGCAAACCTCACATACTGGAAACAACGCAACCGCTCTCCTCGCCTAAATGAGTTTTCTAAGATACTCGACTTACTGGGTTGCAAGATCCTACTGCCAGAAGAACTGCCAGACTATGCAGATATTCCAAAAGTTTCCGCAAAAGCAGGGGCAGGATCGTCTTTGATTACAGACGCTGAAGTGGCGGGATACTATGCCTTCAGGCGTCAGTTCTTGACTCGAATGGGTATCTCAGAGCGCAAGGCTGTGTTGCTGGACGTAATCGGGGATTCGATGTCTCCTCTTCTGAAAAACGGAGACACGATTTTGGTAGACCAGGGGAAGAGAGATCTTTACGAGGGATTCATCTACCTCATTGGCCTGGGGGATGAACTCTTAGTGAAACGGTTACATAGACACGCGAAGGGATGGACTCTGATTTCCCAGAATCCAGGCTACCCCCCTGTCACGCTTGATGAAACCGACTCAGAGTCTCTGCGTGTTTATGGTCGAGTCATGTGGAGCGGCCACGTTTTCCCCTCGTAAGAAGTTGACTCTCGGCAAGCGCAGTTGCGCTTGATGAAAAAATTCCTCTTTGTTTTTCGCAAAGAGGAATTTTTTTGTTGACACCTTGTTTAACTTTTATTAAAAGGAAGTTCAGGAAACGCACACAAGGCAATCGCCCCGAACCACCTCGTTAGGTGTCACCAAAAAGCGACAGCCAACAGTGCTTTCCGAAAGACATACTGCATCGCAGCAACAAGCGGCGTGTGCTGGGAGCGGAGGAACCTGGGCGCGAGTCCAGCGGACGCTTTGGGGAAAAGACTAACCCACACGGCAGGGATGACTGGCCGTGCAATGACAGCAATTTTGCTGAGTCAGGAGGATGATAGGAGATGACTTGTTGGCTTTGACAGCCTGGAGTAGCAATGCTGCAGGCTGGACTAGGTCTGCAATGGGATAGAATTGCCTACAATGCGAGTCCTTGGCCCTTTCCGCGTGCAAGGCCAAGGAAGACGCGGATGAGCTGGCGGGCGCAGCTAGACGTAGCTGTCCACCCGCCAGCAAAAAATTCAAAATGACCCACAAAGTTGGTGCCACGCTAGTCCCACTCAGGCGTGACACTTGGGGAAGACCAGTTGGCCGTCTGATTAGCGGCTGGTTAAGTGGCCCCGCCCAGAGGACAATCGCGTAGCGCCTCTGGGTTTTTTGTGTCCTATAGCTCAACAGCAAGAGCGCCCAGGACTTGAAATTCTGGGAAGACGCCGGTGCAACTCCGGCGCGGACGCCAAATTCTCATTGCTCTGGTGGTCAGAGCTGCGCATGAAGACTCGCGCATGGTTGGGCACGCGGCACTTCACGAGTGTTAAAAGCCGCGTGCCTTTTTTGGCCACCTACTTTTAGGCGTCGTAACCCTCTTTCGGGTAAGGTTAAGCTAGCTAGGCAACAACGACGCCAGGGCCCAGGGCGGTCCTGGGCTCATACAAATCTGGCAGTAGGTTCTGCCGGACAGCACTGCACTCCGTGCTGACCTCAGGTTGAGAGGTAACCCGTTGGCCCCCAGCTAAATGCGTGGCTGGGGGCTTTTCTTTTTTCCCTATGCACCTGGTAAAGAGCTGAGGAGCCTATGGAATTTTCACCATGGAACATCCTGGTTCTCGTAGTCACCTATTTCCTCGCCCTCCAGGACCATGTGCTCTTCGCCTTCATCGTCTTGCTGATCGGGCTGAGGTGAGGCGTTTGACAGACCATACGACACTCGTATATTAGGTGTCAACGAGTTTCGTATATTTTTTTTCTTACATGGAGGTACGAGAATGGTATCTATAGGGCTGGAGGTTACTATGAGTATAGACACCATTTTCGCCAGTGCGGTTGAGTCCATTGCCAAGGAAAAAGGCAAGGATCTGAAGGGCATTGTTCATGACGTGATGAATCTGAGCACGCCAGATGTCTCAATCAGAGAATGGAGAAGAGTGTGCCGCCCAGACAAGCAGGGACGAACTCGCACTCTCACATTGAGGGAAGGTTACGAACTCGCAAGGGCTCTAGGAATGACGGTGGATGATGTGGTGGCATACGGTGTCACGCATGATGACAAGTAGCTACGAGGTTCACCGAAAAAAATTTTTCCAAAATGTACGAATTTCGTTTGACAGGCGCATACGAATTTCGTACAGTCTCCCCATCGGCCACGAGGACAGCCGCCGAGGGCTAGGGTGTGGAGAGACGACGTGCAGAGCGCCGGACTGGAGCCTTGAACTTTAACACCTCAGGATGAGATAAAATCAAAAAGCCCCTAACAAGGGGCTTTTTCATTGTTGGCGTTGAATCTATGCCGGATCGCCAGCGCCAACGAACAACCAAGGGGAGCCCCGGATGGTCCGGGGCTTTTTTTATGTCCCAAGAGAGGAGACCTGACATGAGAAGAGATGAAGACAAGAGACTGAACAAGATATTAGTGAGCATGGCTGTATTGGCAGCCATAGTAGCGTCGGGGATCCTGTACGCGGGACACGTTGCTGTTGAGCAGCGCAAAGCATTTTACGCGCAGATCCTGCAGCAAGAACACACGCACGCGGTCACAGTAGCAAAGAGATGAGTGGAGGTAATATGGAACCGATGATTACTCATGATGCCGCAGCCGTGTACCACGGCACAAAGGCGTTATCGAATAGCAGTATGGGGAAGCTGCTCAAGTGCCCTGCGCTATTTCAGCAGGCACTTTCAGAGATGGACGGACAAGAGCACCAGCAAACACCGGCCATGCTTTTGGGAAGCGTTTTTCACAGTCTTGTGCTTGAGCCCGATAAGACTCCAACAGAGTACGCATGCAAGCAGAACTCAGGCACAACCAAGGCTGGGAAGGAAGAAGCGGCAGCCGCAAAGGAAAGAGGCATCACCTTGGTCACCCCTGATGTTTGGTCAACAGCGGTTGCTATGGCCGCGTCAGCCTGCGCACATCCGCTCATTGTCGCAGCCAAGCGCTCAGAAGCATGGGAAACAGAGACTTCCCTTTATTGGGAAGAGCGAGAGCATATCCCGTGCAAGGCCAGAATCGACGCTATGGCTGAAATTCCGGGTGCGCCAGGCCTCTGTGTCATAGACCTCAAGAGCACGACCGACGCCAGCCCTGACGCCATCTCACGGCATATTGTGGACTACGGTTATCACCGGCAGGCAGCGTGGTACATGCACGCTCTCAGCAAGTGTGGACGGACGGCAAGCACATTCATTTTTTTATTTGTCGAGAAGCAACCGCCATATTTATGCACGGCAATTACCATAGCAGAAAGTGCCATTAAGCTTGCATGCGATGATATCAGGCAGGCTTTGGACACTTACGAGCAATGCGAAAGTTCTGGCGTATGGCCGGGATATACTACCGATTTGGTTACAGAAATTGATCTGCCAGATTATATTTATAGGAGAGCATCATGAGCCAGGTTCCTGCACCAAGAAGTCTTTTTGAACTCGTCCAAGCCCAGCAACCCGCCATTGCCATGGCCATTGGTGGACGCACTCCTGAAGAACGCACCAGACGTGCCGAGCGCTTTGCCCGTATCTGCCTGACTGCCTTACGCCAGAATCCACGCCTGCAGCAATGCACGCCTCAAAGTTTCGCTGCTGCAATGATGATCTGCGCCCAGCTCGACCTTGAGCCCAACACACCACAAGGGCTTGCGTATCTCATTCCTTACAAGACGGAATGTACTTTCCAAGTGGGCTACAAGGGACTCCTCCAGTTGGCGTATCGCTCTGGCATGGTCCAGTCTTTTAATGCGGATGTTGTGTACAGGAAGGAAGTTGAATCTGGCATGTTTGAATACCATAAGGGGATCAATCCCACGATCAGGCACGACGTTGACTTCTTGAACCCGCATCTGCGCGAAGGTGAGATTGTCGCAGCATACGCTGCATGCACACTTGTTGGCGGTCAGCCGCTACTCAGAGTCATTGACGCCCAAGACGTTAAGCGTGCCAAGTCGTCTAGCGCATCAGTAAAGAGTGGCCGTCCAAGCCCATGGGATACCCATGAAGCCAGCATGTGGATGAAGACGGCTATCAAGAGACTGGCGGCATGGATGCCCCAGACAGAAATGCTAGCTCTGGCAGTTGACTCTGACGACAGGTCAGAACGCGGAGAACCTCTAGCCACGGTCATTGATGAGCCACAGGCAGTCACTGGTCTTCAGGGGCTGAACAATGCCCTGCAGCAAGTACAGGCCGAACCCGTGGCAGAGATACAGGCTGCGCCACAAGAAGAGCCAAAGAAGGCCGAGTCAGAGACTCAACCAGCTCAACAGCCTGCTCCTCAAGAAGCTCAGAAGACGGTTGCTAAGGCTACACCAAGGCAAAGTAAGGCCGTCAAGAAGCCTCAGGCCCAAGCACAGACCGAATGCGATCCTCGTTCCCAAGCACGAAACAATGTCACGACGCGCTTTGATGACATGTGTGAAGACTTAGGCTGTGACCGTATGGACGTACTGAGTCGCGTCTACAACTGGTACATCGATGCTTTTGGAGGCACGGTCATGAATGCCAAGGCCTATTTTCTCGAGCACGTTAGCGATTTTCAGCGGATCTACAAGCAGCTTTCACAGCCTCAAAAGTCTGTAAGTACTGAAGCATTATAGGAGACCAGCAACATGTCAGCATCGATCAACATAGTTTTTCTTCTGGGTAACCTTGGGCGTGATCCTGAGCTCAAATATTCACAGACAGGCAACCCCATGACGCGTCTGTCACTGGCTACCAATGAATACGGAAAAGACGGACAGAACCACGTCGAATGGCACAGTGTCATGGTGTTTGGCAAGGACGCTGAGAATTGCTGCCGTTTCCTCCACAAGGGATCTTCAGTGCATGTGGAGGGATCTCTCCGCACTCGATCTTGGGAACAGAACGGAGAAAAACGGTACGTCACGGAAGTCGTAGCAAGGCGTATTCAGTTCCTCGACCGCAGCAATGGCGAAGGACGGCAAATCAACGGCGACGAATCAAAATACATTATTGACCAAAGGATGTCACAAAACAGTCAATATACTGCTCCGTCTCAGCCACAACGTGAATATGTTACAGATCAAACACCGTTCTAAAGGTGAAGTCTATGAAAGCTAAAAAACAATACGTCAAAGAAAATGAAGAAGTATATGAAGATATAAAGCAGACAATACTTGAAGCAGAGAAAAACAATAAACCATACTTTATTTTTGTAGCTTCATCAAAATCAGTGGAAGCACATACGGACGGATTCCCTGAGTTTGCCAGCGATATCTTAGTTAAAAGAGTGGCATGGGCTTATCTCAATGCAATAGATGAGCTTAAGACTTTGAGTGTTGAATAAATTACCAGCTACGGAGACACCGTGTAACAGGCACGGCGATCTCTGCGCTGTGTAGGCCTTGGCGATTCCCGGCACCTCATGAAGGACCCCGCATGCCGGTCATAGCCAAGGAGAGGTGCAACGGCGCGACCTTACCTCCTCTCAAGATAGGGACAAAGATTGGGTACGTCTTTGTCCCTATCTCATTACAAAGGAAAATTGAAATGAGCGAAGACAAAAACAACATTGCAGCCATGTATGTCTCAAGCCTGGAAGAGATACAGCGCGAAGTGGATATGGAGGCCGTGTAAAATGAAAGAGCATGTTCGCAAGGCACATAACCATCGCTATTGGGTTGGGAAGAAGGATAAGGACAAACATTTGGAGATCAGGCACTTGGACGACATGAATATAAAAGGTAACAAACAAAAAGAAAAAGACGGAAAAATTTGGGTAGGCACAAACGCAATAGAAAAAAACATACGTTTTTGTCCTGATTTTTTAGATATTTATACTGATAGGAAGATATCATTCAAGATTGGCGAGTTTGACGAAGCCATGATGTATATAACAAATGAATACACAAAATACCTTAATGAAAAATGGCTGAGGCGACTCGTTAAAAGTAACTTTACAGACCATGTAGATGCATATTTTGGGAAAGATGTTAACTTGGAAATGATAGAAGGATACATAAAATACGTTATGGCTAGCTTTGATCGCATTCTACAGGTAGCTGGTTTTAAGACATATATTGATGACTTTACAGAAGAATAAGGGGCGAAGCATGCAAGAAAGACTTCTTAAAGACTGCTCACTGTTCGATAAAAAGAACAATGAAACAGTACAGTATATTAAAGAAAATCCAGATGGAACGGTAAAGGTTGCGATAGTAAAAATAGATTTTAGAGACTGTAAACCTGAAGACCTCACAGAAGCAGACGGACAACCATATGGAAAAGGCCCCAGCACTAGCCGCAGCTGACCAATGTATCTCGGAAGCCCTGGACTTTCTGAGGGAGCACGCACGCAACGACGATAGCGTGGCCTGCGTGCGCCTGGAATTGCGGAAAGCACAGAATCAGTTGGCCAGGGCAAGACGTCTGCACGAAAAACGCCAGGGCAGAGCGCCTGAGCCTGGGCTGCTGACGCTGCTTGGGATGAAGGCTTGAGACGGAGCGGAGCAAACGATGATCTACAAAATCAGGAACAAACGCTATCCAGAAAAGAATTTCGTCAAGCACAAAGACAACGATGGACTACACCTTGCGTCAGTGAATCACTGGGATTTCTACGACTGTCTCATCGATATGTCAGAATATAAGCAAGGTGAATACGACGAAGCCTGCGGAATCACATGGGGAGCGTCTGCCTCATTTACGCGTTGTGTATTCAGAAATGCCGGCAAGCTCGTGCTGATCGGTAGCGGTGATGCTGATAAGCGTGCCATTGAGGAAGGCAAGACCGTCCGCTTTAATGATTGTGTCTTCGTTAATTTCTGCAGGCGTGGCCCTGAAATACAGAGTGGTATGCGCGTCTTTATGGATAATTGCCTTATCATGGATTGGGGTACATCACCATATTGGGACAAACGAACTTTTGCCATCAGAGTACATGACGGCGGCTATCTACATATCTCAAACAGCGTTTTCATGCAGAATGTCAGGCCGCATCTTAATCTGTACCTCAAAGACAAAATTCATCATATCGGTCAGGCTTGCAAAGATTTTGGTATCTCAGCTCTATTTTCACCGCGCACTTATGCGAGTGGCTGGAGAAGGGCTTGCACTGTAGAAGGAGATGGTCTTCTTTTAGCTGAAAATTGCTACGCTTTTCCTGATAATTTAATAATAGACAATTTGATAAGTAAAATGTCTGAAAGTGTAGCAAAAGAAAAATACAATACTGCACTATGTATGATGAATAAGGTGGTGAGTGAGGCTAAGTAATGAGTAAGTATTATCTCGCCCCTACACGAAAGGGGCGCATGCTGAAAGTTGTTGAAGATGTCAGAGTCCCTATCTCTGATAAGCTGCAAAAGCTCGGTCGCATGGAGCATGATCACATAGTTAAGCAGCGGCTCATTGCAAGGTTCGTAAATGAGCAAGAGGCTGAAGAATGGCTTAAGATTTACAACTTAGAGACTGAGCGTAGAAAAGCTGTTGAGGATATGCGGAAGGCTGTCTGCAAAGCTCTGTCTAAAAACGAATGGAGCGACGATGATAACTAACACAATGGGAATGGTAATTTTGTTGGTCGTAATGACAATTTTATTGTTATATAATGAGCCTTCATATCTATACATTGACCTTATTCCAAAAAGTGAATTGCATAACAAATGTGCTTTTCTGAGACGCCTAAAAGATTGTTGTTATGGCGTTCTAGGTATAACAAGTTTATTTCTTGGAGTTAGGCTAACCGTCTATATATTAGATAACATTGACAGAAAAACTCAAGTCATTATGGCTGGTATTGCGCATTTTCTTGAGGTTTGTTTATTTGGTTTGCTATTTGCAATAACCATAATATTGTTTGGCAGATTGTTTAATAAATTCAGCAATTATATGCGTTGTAATTACCTGAAATCCCTCAATAAAATACGGGAGATGGCAGTATGAGTATGTCCGAAGATCAAGAACGTTGCTCTACATGTCGGTATCACGGCAACTGTCCAGTTGACGCAAATGGCTACACACCGTGTGAACGTGACTACGAAAAAGAGGACGATGAAGATGAAGTTAGATCATGTTAGGTATCTAAAACAAGCTGACAAAAAAGCTGCCGTGAATAAATTTATAGAAGATTATAACAATTATGGTTGTTGGGGTGAAATTTGGGATGATGATAATATTGAATATGTAGTAGGGATCTGCAAAGAATGTGGGTGTCCTGTTGATGAAAACGGTGAGGCACTTATCGGATGCTCATATTCACCTGTGCATTGCGATATTTGTGGTTTTAAACATTGCGATCAATCTTGTTGAGGATATACATGGAAGAGACTAACAGCGTTGAATACCTGCAAAGGCGCGTAGAAAATATCTATGATGCAGCTCGACACAGGCCATGTCCTGAAGAGCGACAAGTTGCTATTTCCTATCTCAGACTTGCTGCCAGAAGATTTCGTGAGCTTATGATGATTATGGATAGCGATATTGCTACTATGTATGCAGAGTCGCTTGAGGCAATACAGAGGGAGTTGGAGATGGAGGCTGTGTAAGGCATGAGTGATGTGTGTTTTGCAGCGATTTATAAATGCCCGCAATGCGGTAGTCGACATATTAAATGCTGGGCAGAGACACAAGCTATTCTTTCACCGGTAAATAACACTTGGACTCGTGCTGACTATCCAGCCTTGGAAGATGGCATTGATGTACTGTTAGACACAAGACGTTGCGAGTGCTTGGAGTGCGGAAAGGGTGGGTACTTGTATCAATGGGAGATAAATGATGGATCATAAATTTGAGCCGTATCAAAAAGTGCTAGCTAGAGACTCTATTGGTGTGTGGAGAGCTAAATTTTTTAGCAACTACACGGAAGACAACAAATATTTTTGCACAGACGATATGGAATGGGAAATGTGCATACCATATGAAGGAAATGAGCATTTGCTTGGAACAACGGATGATCTAAAGGAAGAACAAAATTTTGAATTTGGTCAGAAGGTTAGATGTTTGGATAAATGGAGCAATAAGAGATGTGGTATCTTTGTAGAAAAAAGAGAGACAGAAGCCTATCCATTTTGTGTTTTAACTAAGGATACACACAGCTTTGTTTGGTTTAGCAACTGCGAAGCTTCTGAATGGTAGGTGTATAATGGTGAATGAATACGATAAAATAGACAACCTTTTTATGCACATGTGGCAAGACTGTATCGAGCAGCTTGAATATGACACAGATTCAGCGCAGCAGAATCGGGTGCTGATGGACGCGGCCAAATCTAAGCTCGATGAAGTCCTTGAAATTGTCAGCGACTTGATGGCTGAAAGAGATGAGTTACAAGATCGTATGAAGAAAATCAAAGAGTTGGTATCATGACTGATATTTAGCTATTGCAGCAGATATGAAAAGTAAGGATGAGCAAAAATGATTCACGCAGCTTTAGCATTAGGAACTTGTATCATCATTGTTTTGGTTGGTCTAAATTGGACTGCTTGCTTCTGGCCTGCAGCATTTTATCTCGGGCGAGAAATTGCCCAAGCCGAATATCGGTATATACAGGCTCATGGAGGAAAAAGGAATAGCTGCCCTTGGTACTGTGGATTTTCACCATCAGCATGGACTGCAAAAAGTGTAATAGATTGTCTGTTGCCCTGGGTTGTCTGTCTTGCAGCAGCGATTATTGATGTTGTACTGAGAGGTTGGTAATGCTAAAAGAATATCCACCACACATTGTTGATGCACGCAAAGTTATTTGTGCCGTAGCATCTTCTCTAGCTGCAAAGTGGTTTACCCCGATGATGTGGGCAGAAGATGATCCAAAAGAGGTAAAAGATCAAACAGCAAAATTTGATCGCTGGGCACAAGCTTGCACAAAGCTCTGCACTAGCATAAAGCTTAATCCTGCATCAAAGATAGCTGTAAGAAAGCAGGATGCTTATATCAGAAAATATGCAAACGACCTCTTGAAGCTCAACAACAACAGAGAATTGCAGACAAAGAAAGCAATCATGCTTCTGGAAGTTGCGAATATCACGCAATGCAATGTGGTTGCGATTACAAGAGATAAACGTGAATGGAATTGGTTGTATGTTGTAACACGAAAGCTGCTTGAAAAATTCTTCTATCCTTTTTTCCCGGAAGTTGAAGACGAAGGGATGCAGCTCTATTTCCAGATGACACACGCATAGGAGGCCGACAATGCTCACCGTGGCGCAAGTTGCAAAGGCATTGCACGTCTCGCCGAACTGGGTGTATAGGCACAAGGATGCGCTGGCGGGTTTCCAACCTCGCCTGGGGTGCGCCCTCATGTTTTCTGAGTCAATCATTCAACAGATACAGGAGGGCACCTATGCCATACCAAGAACCAAGCGGGAAATGGCGAGCAACCAAGATGATAGGAGGAAAGCGGAAAACCAAGTTTTTCGCAACAAAGACAGAGGCAAAAAAGTGGGAGGCGACACAAACAGAAGAAGACTGGCAGCCGAAGGAAGAGACCCTTACGGTCTCCTTTCTTGACTTTGCAACGGCTTACTTGAAGAACGAGGAAGAGCGCGTATCAGAGAAAAACCTGGATGAAAAGAAGCTCTCTTTCAAAAGGGCGTTAAAAGTAATCGATCCAGCCCAAATCACAAGCAAAGTAACTCCGGCCATGGCTCTTCTGGTTATGCAATATATTGCCAGAAATGTGTCAGGCTATGCTGCAAACAAAGCACGTAAAAACCTTGCTGCAGCATGGGAATGGGGAAAAATTTTTCATGGCCTGCCAAAGGAGAATCCTTTTCATGAGGTCAAAAAATTCCCTGCGGATTCCAAGCCCAGGTATGTGCCGCCGGAAGAAGACTTCTGGAAAGTTTACGATGCATGTGAGGATAGCAGAGACAAAACCCTGCTCCTTTTTTTGTTGCACACTGGAGCGAGGATACAAGAAGCGTTTCGCCTGGTCTGGACAGATGTTGACTTTGAACGGCAACAGGTGCGTCTTGGAACAAGAAAGACAGCTACAGGAGGAATGGAGTACGCATGGATCCCATTAACTACGGAACTAACGGAAGACCTGATGCAGCACAAAGAGAAGACCAACACCATCCTTGTCTTTGCGAATCCTGTTACTGGCGGCAAGTATGCCCACCGTGGAAAGTTCATGCATCGACTATGTGCCAAAGCTGGAGTTCTGCCCTTCGGCTATCATGCCATTCGACACCTTACAGCCACGATTTTGGCACATTCAGGGCTTGATCTTCCGTCAATCCAAGCAATTCTGCGTCATCACAATCCAGTAACCACGTCCCGTTACATTCAATCGCTTGGCGTTCAGACAAACGCTCTGGAAAGCATCTTTGGAAACAAAAAAAGAGGCGGTAAAGTCACGACCTTTACCGCCTCAAAATGAGGGATTTACACGTGATTTTACACGTGAAGAACTTCAATCCCCTGAAAAGTGGTGGACAGTACAGGACTTGAACCTGTGACCCCCGCCTTGTAAGGGCGTACCCCAAAGCGCATAAGCCCTTATTTAACGCCTGTTTTCTGCCAGAGCATTGTCATTTTTGCCCATCTTTTTACACCCTTTTACACGTTTTTTACACGCAGATTTACACGCACGCTACCTTCCTCCTACCGCCTCTCCTTCGGCTTCACAAAGAAGAGGTCCCGCACATAAAACTCACTCGACGGATCCGTCACATAATCCCACATATTCCCAACTGTGATGATAGGCTGCTTCAGTGGCAGTCCCATGCCATAGCCGACAGCTTCTGCTACAGGCTTTACCCAGGCTGTTGCATCGTCCTTTTCTATGGCTTTCTTGATACCTCTGAAGGCCTTCACAAAAGCTTCAGGGGCAGATTCTGCAGAGGTCATCGAGTAGCCGTAACCTGACGCAATGCTACTTACGATATCCCTCACGCCTACCACGGACTGAGATGGATAGGCCAGCCACGTTTTGGCCAGCCACTTTTCCCAGTCCTCATCTTCCTCTGGCCCACGTCCTGCGACAAGTTCAGACAAGGCAGACGGCAGAAACCAAAGCCAGAAAGCGGTATTAGCCGCTCGGAAAATTCCTGCAGGACTGTGGTCTTTCTTAAGCTCTTTGATGTGCCGTGCTCCCAAATTGTAGAGCGTGTTGAAGTAGCTGTAGAACATCGTAAACAGACGCTGCAAGTCGCCGCCACGCTGGATAGCTGAAAGATCTTTTGTGGCGCCAGAACCTTGCGCCTGACGTACAACACTGTCAGCATAGTCTGCTGCGGCCTGCTCGTCTCCCTGGTGTTCTTTCAAGCCCTTCTCATAAGCTCCCCACCATGTAGGCAAGTCAACGCTCATCTGGAAATAGCCCATGGGCACAAATGCCTTATTCTTGATTACTTCCACCCAATTGCCCAGAGTAGACGTCTGTAGTTTTTTAGTTATGTCCCGAATCTCTCGGTCATAAGACTCAAGCCGCGTAGCCATCATGGGGGATCTTGCGCACGTCTCTCGGTACAGCTCTGGGATACGCCAGAAGTTTCCGTAAACTTTCTGAAGGCCAATAAGCGTCCACTTAGCCCCCAGCACGTCCACGGTCTGCGTAATACCGATAGGCTGTGTGACCATTGTCGTGATCTTGAGTCCCATCTGCATGATGCTCATGGAAGAACGAGCCCACCTGGCAAACTTCTGAATTGACCCCATAGGCTCTTGTCGCTCGTTGGCAACGTCCATCAACCACGGCTTAAGCTGCCGGTAAATATCCCGTCCTGCGAAAGCAACAATGTAGTCTTGTACATCTCTGTTTCTGATAACCTTGGCAACATCAAGGACTGCACGGCGATACGCAAGGTCGTGTACAACATTAAAAAGATGCTCAGGAATTACGGAGAGTTCAAGCCGCAGAGGAGCCTGCAGTCCTCCCTTGGCACGTTCTTTTAGGTGTCCGTATCTGGTAATGGCCTGGCCGTAGTTACGACCGGCAAACAGTTCCTTATCCATCTCCTTTTGGTCACGCTCGAACTGTTTCTCGCTATGGTCGCGGCTGTACTGGATCGGATAGTACCCGCCGCGCAAGTCAACGGTCTTTCCGTCAGAGGTTTCCACGGTCATCGGCAAAGGATCCACCTTGCGCGGACGCATGCCCGTAATGTCTTCCTGAAGCTTAAAAGATTCATCACGGAAAGTGTCGAAGTAGTCCCAGACAGACTGGACGAACTTCCAGTCTTTTTCCGTGAGGGGTTTCAGAATAGCCTGTATCTCATCTATACCCCATCCATGGCCGGTCATGACGCGTTCAATGTTTGTCTCGTTGCCCATGTTCAAGGCCAGGGCAAGCCTATTTTCCATAGTGAGACTTTCACCTATCTCAGGGACAAAAGACTTCTTAACGCCCATGATGGATAGCTCTTTTGGTGAATACACGGCAAAAAGTTTGTTTTTCATGAAGTCCCTGACTTCTCTCAAGCGTAAAGCCTGATCTCCGTCAGCGTCGGCTATGGGCTTGTAAATGTATCTCCAGCATGGGCCACCTACTTTTCCTCCATCCATTTGGATGCAAAGTTCCTCCACCTTCATGTGGGAAGCATGCGCAGAGGCAAGAAACTTTTTCAATTTGCTCTGCTTCTCAACTGTCTTTTCTGGATGAAAAGTACCGTGTGCCTGCACAGATGCCGTAATCTCATCAACTGCTGCAGCAAGATCTTCTTTTCCCTTTGCCGTCAGGAGCTTCCGCTGATTACGTTCAGTGACGATGATTTGCTTCAAAGCATTCATCAACTCCTGAAATTCGCCCAAACTCATCGCCTTCCAAGGCTTTGAGTTCGTCAGTATCTGGGGATCTATAGCGAGAGAGTAGCCCTCTGTTTCAAGCCCCTGCACCCAATTGTTGATATCCTCTTGAGTGTGAGATTCTGCCAAACGCTCGTTGAGAGGCATGACCCCATGCTGTGCAGCCAAGCGATTCAAGAAGTACTTTGGTGTGTCAGGAACGCTTTTTGATCCCATGAAGCGTTTCACCATTCGCTGCATAGCGTCTGTCATATCCCGCAGTTCCTGAGACATACGAGCCATTTCAAGATTGATTCTGGCCTTAGTATTGGCTGCAATGGCCTTTTCAAGGTCGCCGCTATTGATGTATCGCCTAACATCAGCCAAGGCATGGCGCATCTGAGACTTGAAAACATTGGTTTTCATCGCGTCCTTGACGTTCAACTTCTCCATCTCAGCAAACGCCACACTGGCAATTGCCTGTTGCTGGATGTACGGGCGATTTACAACAGAGGACAGATGCTGGGCCACAAGTGTGGCGTGTTCAGAAAGACCTTCCTCATTCAAGAGCTCTTCTGTCGCGTCAAACTGCTTATCGTATTCAGCATCAAGCTGATCGATCCTTGCCTTGATCACATCTTTCCAAGCAGGCAAGTCTTTTAGAGCACTGAACATTTCCTCGGCAGATTTGTACCCATGTTCTGCAGCAAAGATTGTTGGATCCGCACCGCCTTCCTTGAATCGTCTGGGATACTTCTCTCGCAATTCATCGGTCATAGTAAGGCCTATAAGTGCTTCTGTGTTCAGCGTATCCAGAGGAGTCTTTTTCATATCTGCCAAGGCCTGATACGCAGGATAGGACGGACTTCCCTTAAGTTCTTCTTCTGCCTGCTTTCTGTAGTCAATCCTGCGCTCTCTCCTCTCAGAATCCCTCTTTCGCTGCAGCCTGTCTGCCGCCCTGGCCTTGGCATTCTCCAGGACTTGCCTTGTATATTCCTGTTGCGCCCTTGGAATGCCAAGCTTATCGAGTTCCTCTGTGGTCAGGTTGAGGAGATTGTTCTCTGCAGCCGTGGCCTCAATTTCTTCCCTGGTGGCCAGCATGCGATCAAAGACGCCTCGCACTTCGTCGTTGAGTTCTACACCCAAAGACTTGACGGTCTGGTAGATGCGCAAGAGCCACTCGCGGAAACGCTGGAAAACGCCCTCAAGCTCCTTGATCGGAGCCTTGCCTTCAAGAAGATACGCCTCCCAGCCTCTGGCTAACTGCTCATGCTGGTCTGCGGTCAAGGCTTCACCAGGAGTCGCGCCCACCCATTTGCAGAGTTTCTCATAGTCGGCCTGCATCTGCTCGTCGGCGATGCCTTCTTTGATCTGTCGCTCGAGCTCCAAAAAATAGACATGGCCCATTTCGTGAGCAAGCGTAGACATGTCCGCGCCTTTGAAGAGCTCAATGAAATAGTTGCCGTCCTGCGCCGTGACAGCTCCTCTGGCCACGCTGTTAAGGTCTTCTTCAAGCTGCATGAGAGTCTTACCGCCAGGTCGCAAGTAGTTTGTCTCGCGCTCAGGCGTTCCCATGATTGCAGCTTTGGGATCTTTCTCAGCCCTTGCAGCCTCAAGCGCACGAATGCCAATAGGCACATTGTGCTCCTGACTGTACTGAGACATTTCAACGAGATCAGAGGCAATCTTATCGTCGGCCTGGTATTTTTCATCAAGGCCTTTGTCTAAAGTGTCCTGCAGCGGCTCCTTGGCAGCTTCCACATCAATCTTTGACGGATCTACAACATTGAAGGGAGTATCTGTCCTGGCATAGTCTTTTTTAAACTTGAAGGCATTATCATCAATCAGCGACCAATCAATCTCTCCCTTTTCGACCATAGCCTTCCAGAGTTTTTTGGCATAAGTAACCTCTGCACTACGCTGTTTTACCTCTACCTTTTTGAGTGCATCGCCTGTTAAACCTTCTTTTTTCTTCGCAAATTTTTCTCTTACTGGTGCAAAAACTTCTTCTTTAAAGCAGAAATTGGGGAAAACAGGGTAGATTTTTCGTTCCAAACACAAAGAAAGGTAGGTCTTCGTTCCCTCTGCATTAGACATACCACCTATGGTAGAGTGTCCTGTGTCCGCGTTTTTGATTTCATACATACGGACACGGGGAACTTTTTCACCCTTGGCAAGCTTGTATACAGGCTTCTCTAATTGCGTTGAAGAACTGTCCTGCCAACCGAGTGTCTCATAGTATTTTTTCTCAAGGCCAGAATAGTGGAAGGGGATGACATAGTCGATCCAATCCTGATTCATAGCCCAACGCAGAACTCTGTCAGAGCTTGTGACAAAGACTATGCCACAGTCAGGATGTTCCTGACGCATCTTCTTCGCTTCTTCCCAATCCCAACCCTGAGAGATATCTGCCCTGATTTCTCCAGTGACAGGATCTTCCTTAGCAAAGCACGACATATTGATCTTCTGGCCTGTATCGCCAAAAATGCGCACATACATGGTCACTTTGGTATAGGCATGAGATTTTGCACCCATAGCCTTCATATCCCACATAGACTGGATTAGATCAACGAGGTGCTCTATCTGGAAGTCTGAGGTTGAAAAGAATCTGATACCTGCATAACCATTGAGCAGTTCAACCTGGTCTTTGGTGAGGTCTAAGAACTCGCCTCGGTACTCTTCATAAAGCTTTACCTTATTCTGCTTTGTTGAGTTTGCCTGGCTCTCCATGAATTTGTAAATAGCAGGATACTTTTCTTTTTCAAGCTTGGCTTCTTCGGTTATGCTTATCTTAGGATCAAGAACATACTCTGTTTTAATGTCATCAGCAGTAAGACCTGATTCGTTAAACTCTTTCACGGCAGCAACTGCGCCCTCCCTAGTCACTTCTTTCCAGTGTTTGGGAATAGGCCTGTTGCCAGTAAGTATCTCCCTAGCACGTCCTACAACTTCATTTGCACGCCTTCTGTTTGACTCAACATAACAGTAGATACATGGTGCGTCTTTTCCGGCTGCACGATACAAGGCAATGAGTGCAAGCTGTTCGTCAACTGTCAAAGGTCTGCCAAGGGTCTGCTCTGCCACCTTTGCCGTCTTTGCTGCAGACAATCTTTTCACGCACATAGAGCTTGCATCAAAGGACACAAGATATATCTCGTCTGCGTTTGAGCGTACCGGACCTGAATACGCGAGCTTGCCTACCGCCGTCTTTTTCTTTTTCGCGGCCTCGCCTGCGCCCACAACTTGCTCGGAAAGCCTGGAACCCAGGGCTTCAATGATGGTCATCTGAGCTTCAATGGCGCGAATATACTTATTGATTTCCCTCTGCGAGTAGTCCTCTTTCTGCATCCAGGCAGTTAGTTTGCGCTTCCATTCAGGCAGATTCTGCCATTGGTAGAGCGTCATGGGACCAACAGCGTCGGCGTCTTTTGACGGACCGTCGCCGCTGAAGTTTTCCTTCACAAAGTCGGCAGCCGTAGGCCTCCCCCTTTGATAGTATTTCTCCAATACTTTTATTGCCCTATCATCAAATATAACAAAAGACCGACCATCTAAGCCTCCCTCGTAGCTGATACCTTTTACGCCTGCTTTGTTAAGAGCAAGAGAGGCAAGCTTTGGTGCATCTGACGAACCATATTTTTCCATAACCTTTTCATACAACTTACGCCCAGATTCATCACTTTGTATTGTATCAATGAACTCGCTTAAGGTGTCAGCAAGATCGTCACCAGCAAGCCTAGCAAATTTACTCCATTTTTTATCTATTTTTTCAGATTCTTCATCAGACATACTTTCCTTTGATGGACGTATATTCTTTATTTCTTCAAAAGCCTTGAATGCTGCGTCGCCTTTTTCTTTTACTGCATTCAAAAAAGACTGATAATCTATGGCATGCAATACTGAAATAACAGCATTTTGCACCTTTTCTGGTTGCTCGGAAAATTTTTTTTGTTCGTCCAAAAGAACATCATCTTCAGGGATGTCTACTTTAAAAAGCTGGCCTGGCTTTAATTCCTTAACTTTTGCATTAAGATATTCATCTTGTTGTCTAAGCAAAATCTTCCGCTGTTCATCTGTGAGGGACTGATCGTTCAACCATTCTTTTAGAGCCTGCACAATGTCTTCACGGATTCCGTCTCTCGACCTATTCAAAAGATTAGAGAGATGATCCTGTTCATAATCAGGAACGACCTCTCCTTTCTCGTCCCTCCAATATCCAGATAAACCGTCTTTATCTGTATAGCTGTAGGTCTTGCCGTTAACCGATATTTCGAGGTTGTCAGGGGCAGTATCTGTTAGACGTTGGCGATACCCATCGGCAATTTCTCTTGCCTTTGCGAAATACAACCCCCACCCATGCGCTTGATTACCTTCTCCTTCACCGATGTGTTCTGTTGAAAACTCATCATAATCTTGCCAAGTTCCATGAAACGCGTCCTGCAAAAGTGTAGGGTCATTCTTCACCGCTTCAACGGCACTCACTGTCACACGCCTGTAAATGTCCGCAGGATTCCCACCAGTCCTTTTAGCTTCAACAATGGCCCGACGCCGCCACAAATTCAGTAATGCATTGACATACGGATCCTGTCCCGCCTGAATTTCGACCTGGTTTGACAGGCCTGGGACATTCTTGATCGCTTCAGTCATCTTTTGCTTGAGCTCTGCATGGACGGCTTCAAGCTCGGTTTTCTGTTCCTGCGTCAACGATGCCGTGCCATCCAGAACATCCTGTGTCCTCTGAGCATCATCAATGGTCTGCTTGAGCACACGGTCAAGCTCCTGCACGCTCTGTTGCAAGTCTTGAACGGATTCGCCGTTACGACGCATAATTTCAGCAGCTTCTTTGAACTGAGGAGCATCGAGCAATGTATGAAGATCGCTTAGACGAACAGTAACAGATTGACCTGTTTTTGCGCCTTCCAAGGCTGTTTCTGGAGTAATACCCAATGGCCCAAGGATATCAATTTGCTTTGTCTGATAGAGCTCAACGGCAGCATCCAGAGGTATCGAGACTTCTTCCTGCATGGACGGAATAGTCTGCAAGAAATCGTGCATGGCCTCAGGATCCGTCTGCTGAGTCTTAGTAGCCAAGATAGTGTCATGCACTCTGACCTGATCATCTGTGTAACGACGCGCCAACTGAGCATCTCTGATACTCTTTGCTGCAATAGAGAGACCAGGGACAACGCCAAACCAAAGACCAGCAAAACCGCCTGCTTTGAAAGATTCTTTGAGCCGATTGAAATGCTCACCTGAAAAAAGCTTTGTATCGAACTTTGTCCCTTGCGTTGCATTCTCATAGGACTTGGCGGCAGTCTCCATGCCGATGGCTAAGGCCTCTTGTGATCCTTCCTCAAGGCCTTCAACGCCAAAAAGCTTGAGCATAGTCTTTGCACCGTCTGCCAAGGACGCCAGAACGCTTTTATCTTTTGCAGCCCTGGCAATGGCACCGCTGATCTCTGCCTTGGTCGCTTCAGCGCTAAGACCAAGAGGAGCCAATAGCTTCATGGCCATGCCTGCGCCTGCTACTTCAATAGTGGCAGAAATGGCACCATAAATCATGGATGCAGCCTTGATTGTCTCAGGGGATAAAGGATTGCCGTCAGAGTCTTTCATCCCGATCATTGACGTAGCCTGAGATCCTGACTCAAGGTCATAGGTCTGCCGCCAAGTAGACGCTAGAAAAGCTGCACTACCAGCAGAAAAAGCAGATATAGCTCCACCTACAGGAGTGGTCGCTAGAGTCGCCGCAAGGCCTGCAGCCGTTGCAATACCAAGAGCTTCAGTCCCTGCCCTGAGCATAACGGGGATATTTGTGTAGACCTGTTCCAGGGCTGAATTAAGGCCAGGAAGCTGGCTGAGTAGTCCTTCACCTTGGGGGCGACCACTTGCATTTTTCGCCTGTTCCTCACGAAGTTTCTGCAAGTCTTCCGTGACGTCCTCGCCACGCAGGTAGCGTTGCCCTATTTCAGCTTCTCTTGCTTGCAACTGGCTACGTTCCAGAGCCAGTCTTTGATCTTCCAAGGAGTAAGGCTTAGTTCCCCACACACTTTGGCCACGCATGCCTGCGGCCATCTCCTCGTTATGCCTCTGAATCGCCTGCTCGCCGATGACTGTGCTAATATCTGCAATCTGTCTGGCAACACTTGTAAAACCAGGGATATCACCTCTAACAATGGCTGCATGCGTAGGAGATTTGGATGCATACCTCACCAGGCTGTCAAACTTCTCGATCATTCGAGCAGTTGACTCATCCTGCGCGTCATCACGGTCATAAAAGACCGCTCCATAAGGAACGCCAAGTTCTTTGGCCAAAGCCTTATCTGCAGCAATCTGCTCAGGTTTTACGCCTCTGGAAAGCAAAAGGGCAGATCGGATATTCTCTCTGCCAGTCTCACCCAGGTGTTGCACTTGGAATTGTTTAGCAGCTTCTTTCCCTGTGAACTGGCCGTAAAATTCTCCAGTCTGTTCGTAGCGTGACTGAGCTTCCTGTTCAGTAAGCACACGCCCATCTTCCATGGCGGGAGCCACGACATATTGATTGTCACCTTGAGGGAGCAGAGTGCTTGGCCCTATTCCCTCTTTAGGAACATCGAGCGATCCCTGCCCATATGCCTGTTCCTGAACATCTTCAGGCTCTTGGGATCCATTACCACGCAACTGGTCTATTGTGGGGAAATTTTCAGCAAGAGGCATTTATTCACTCCCTTTTCCGTAGACAATGTTGGTGTAGAATTTCTCGCGTGTATCCTTATCTGCAATCTGTTCTTCAGTAAAACCACGTTTACGCATCTGTTCCTTGACAATATCTTCCTGATGTTCAGGTATCTTGACGCCAAGAATCTTTTTACCTTTTGACTCAGCTTCCCATAGAGGTTCTGTGCTTGGCCATTTTTCACCAAAAAACATTCCTTCAACAGCTACATTCAGATTCTCTCTAGCAATTTGCACTCGTATAGCGTCATCATCAAGCGGTTTACCAGACTCAAGAGCCCAGTTGAAAAGCCTAGCATACATAGACCCTGGCATCTTTTTATTTTTTTCACCTACAATATCTGAGTATAGCTTGTCGAGATGATCTTTGCCAAAGTTTTTGACTGCACCGCCATTACGTCTGATTTTAAGTAGTTCTTCCCTTTGTTTAGGAGTAAGATTACCTCTGGCAAACTCCCTGTCAATATCTGTTGTTTTCGTCATGGCATCTTTTTCACCCAAAGCGATAGCTTGATTACTCTCTTCAAGAAGTCTATCAAAAGTAGCCAGACGCTCAGGAGTTTCCCTGCTCAAGTTTTTGTCATTTGCTGAACGCAGTTTATCAGCAATTTCCTGAGATATCTTCCCTGTTCTTAAAGCATTATCAATAGCCCTTTCTTTTTCAGAAGGAGACAGTCTAGGTGAAAGTTCAAGAATCTTTGCTGCCTCTGCACCGTAATCCGCATCACGGGCGTCTTTTTGGAACTCAAATTCTTTCTTAACAAGAGGTGCAACGAGTTCTCGCATGTCAGGTGGCAGGATAGATACGGCCTTGTAAATCTCTTGCTTTTGAAGTTCTGGGGTTAGGTCTGCAGTACGAGCAAATACATCTTGGACGATTACTCTAGCCTGTTCTTTAGCTTGAAGATCTGTGGCTTTCTTGAGTACATGCTGCATCTGAGCAAGATCTTCTGCAGGCACAAGTGTTGACCTTTTCTCAGACTGACCCTCATTCTGGCCACGGGCAATTGCCAATGCCTCCATCTCTTCGTTTGCATACCTATTACGCATGCTGGACATGAACTGTTCACGCGCAGAATCTGAGCCTTTTTCTGACAACGCCGTCCGAAACTCGCCAGGACGTCCTCGTAAGGTATAGACATTGTGAATGAACTGCTCAAGTTGCGTCTGTTTATCTGCCTCTTGATCAACAGTCGCCCATGCTTCACGCATGATGCGAGACGCGCCTCCAGGGCCATGCTGGATAGCCGTAGAGGTCAAAACCTCTTGATACGCGGCATTTCCTCCAAACTTGTCTTGAAAAACAGTGCCGCTTACCTTCCTTTCAGCCGGGGCAGTGTACTCTTGCTGCAGAAACTGCTGCTGAGCCTGCACCATCCTGTCTCTTTTTTCACCATGCCCTGTTTCACGGAACGCCTCGTTGTAGGCCTTTGATCCTACGGCAAGAGAACCTCCGCCTAATGCTTGGTAAAGATCAGGATACCTCTGTGCCAAAAACGGCATAAATTTGTGAGCCGTACCACCTGGTAAAGAGTTAAACTGAAAAAGTCCGTAGCTGAAAGAACCGCTGGTATCTGGCGAGACATTCCCTGGATCACCGCCTGATTCATGCGCAACTGCTAAAGATCCGACTCCTTGATAGCCCTGCACAGGAGTCATGGCCGACCTCACTGTGTCTCTGAGACCAGCATAATCACCAGCTTCAGCCTGTGCTTTGGCGCGGGCAACGTATGCATTCCCTAATGTGCTCTGCAGTATAGCATACTTGTCTGCATTCATCAGATGACGTGCCATTAAAAGATGATGTTTTGCTCCTTCAAGATTGCCAGCTTTGACCATTGTGTCCAAAGTATTAGTAAGCATTGCACTGACATCTTTTTGCGTCTGCGCTTGTATTTCTTCTCGACTCAAGCCTTTGCGTGCTCCAATACGTTCGTTTGTAGCCTTGATAACGCCTGCAGCTTCAGGAATGTATGAAGGATCAGCCATTGCCCTCTGAGCAGCAACATCAATGGTGCCCTTGTCAGTGCTGTCCTGAAAGGCATGCATCTCACGGTTAACTTTCTGCATTGCCCACTGATTAACGCCAGCATCATATTGATCAGCCCGACGCCGGAACATTTGTTGAGCGTCAGAGTTGAGCCCCTCCATATATCTTGCGCGTGCGTCTTGCTGCCATTGATTCTTGAGTGCTATGACGCCGTTCTGCTCGTCCAAAGCATTGGAGCCCTGCAGCTTGTCCCACTCAGGACGCATCTGCATTTCTTCTTGGATATACTTGTTGTATGCGTCTTGGGCTTTTGTGTCCTGATATGTGAGATAGGCATACTCAAGCCTAGCTGTAGCATTGCCAATAGCTCTACCCAGATTGCCAAGCTCTCGCCCTTGCTCTCTGATCGCGTTGCCCTGAATCTCTGCAGCCCTGCTTGCCAAAGACGCTCCTTCTGTGGAGAATCGAGCCGTAACACCCTGCCCAGGCACATAGATACCATTAGGCATGTCAGCCGTAGGCAAAGCACCGCCAGGTTTGCGAGGAACCACCATGTTTCCGTAAATTGCCATGCTGCCTCCTTAGTGCCGAACGGGACTTGATGTGTATTTGCCAAGGGCCCGATCCCAGTATTGTCCGCCACCTGCACCGCCAGCTCCTTGCCCAAAGCTTGCCCAAGTGCTGCCCATCTGCGCTATGCCTCCGATTCCTTGACCAATTGCGGCAAGAGTGCCAGTAGCTGCTGTGGACTGTGACGCAGCATCGTAAGCACTAGCTTGTGCATCATAGCCACCAGCACTTGACCTATAATTCCATGCCTGAATTTCTGAATTGTAACCAGCATCAATACCTTTGTTGTAAGCATTGATGGCGTCTATCTCACGCAAGGCGGCAGTGTCCTCAGCCACGTCCTCAAAAGATCCTTGATCAACAGCCGCGCCTGAAGCTCCAGCCAGCGCACGCTGATGGCTGATGAGCTTGGCAGTTTTCAAGCGTTCATTCTGCATATTCTCGTAGCCAGCTTTTCGTTCAGCCGACGCCTGCTGCTCTGCAAGCTTTGAATTTTCACGCTGCACGTCAGCTTGATACTGTGCTAAATCGCTTTGATACGACTGCTGACGCGCCTGCGCCTGAGATTGCGTTATCGCGCCAGCGACGCTGATAGCTGTGCCGATTGCCGTTGCAATGAGTGATGCCATCATAAGCGCGTCCTCCTTATCTTTCGCCGAAATCTACGTCACACATCAAGGCCACGATGCGCAACGGAAGCGGTTTGTCTTGCATTATCCAAATAGTTGTATCTGGGTCTTGTCCAGACGGCAGCGAAATCTCAAGGTCGCCAGAGTAAGGTTCGCATGCCTCGCCCCAGACCTTTGGCAGAAATGGTAATTCATAAAAGTCAAGATCCTGCCATGCGTCGGCCTTCCACAGACTGTTGAGTTTGCTCGCAGCATAGCTGCCGCCGACAGAACGATACATGCGGACTACGCACTTGCCATAGCCTCGGCGTTTACCCAATGTAGAGCCACCATCCTGCATATCTGTCTCTGCAGGCAGTGGAGCCATGACAGATTTAAAGCCAAGGCCAACAAGAGCTTTGCTGGCAGGATAATCAAGCGTGATTGTGCCTTCATTAGACACCGTGTGCTCTTCTGGAGAACCATCCGCGAGGACTTGAACGGTCTTGCCTACAAGATGATCAAGCCCTGCACATTCAACTGTTCGCCCTCTGATATCCTCCGTAGGCGTCACAACAATACCTGCATCAACATACCAAGCATCGGCGATCCCGTCAGAGTCCTTGAAGCGAGGCATCATTCTTTCGAGATAGTATTTTGTGGTGCCATTGATGGTACGTTCCACGACGGCCATAACGATATCTTCTTCTTCGCCGTTGATGACGGCCACAGAGAGAAATTTGCCATCCGTAACATGGCGAGACCATCCAAAAATGTTTTGCTCTTTCATGTAGGTGAGGCACAAAAGCGCACCATCGCTGCGTACAGCCCAAACACGGCTACCTGGCGACTGTTGGTAGCACCACTGCTTGATGCCGTAAGTCTCAACAAGATGAGGCGCCAGGACACTCAAGTCATTGCCTGCATATCCATCAGACTCAAGCGTGTAGTAGAGGTCTCTGACGTGCGATCCAGAGCGCTGGCAATGCATAATACTTTGGCCAATAATAATAGGCTGCAGATCTTTAGAGCCCCAGTAACTCTGCACAGTAATCTGACAATCGCTAGGTGTGATCGCTGATGTCTTTGAAGCTGTAGCCTTAAATTCAGCGCCAGCAGTGCCAATCAGCAGCGCATCAAAACTTACAAGCCAGCGGACGTCATCGACACTGCCGGAGGCGAGGACGTACTCAAGGGCATCATCATCCTGCAGAGGTCTGCTTTTGCGGAAAGATTCATAGTCTCCTGTGCGCGAGGCATAAATGGTAGCAGGATTCTTAGCTCCACCACCTAACCACATGCGTTGCTGGTGAAAACAAACGGAGACAGGGTGGTTGCCATTCGCAAAAGGATTCCAGTTTGTCTTTGGCGTCGTAGCCGTGTCAGGCTCATAGTTCTCGTCATCAAAAGACGTGGAAGTAGTTGTGCCGATGAATCCGTAATAACCGGCTGACTCACGGTAAATATTGTATGCTGTGGCGTCTGTCACCGCAGACCAGGATATGGACACATAATCGCCGACAACCCAGTCTGTTGGGTATCTGCCTTTACATTTACCCTCTTTGCTTGCGACTGACTCAATGCCGTCAGCATCAATGGAAGTAACGACATAGCGAAGGTATGAGGTCTCATTGTCCGTAACTGGCTCGCCTTCGCTTTCGCCTCTGTGCCAAGTGACAGTAGGCCGACCTGGCGCTGACAGAGAGACATTGAGCTTAACAATGCTGATGTTCCAAGTATACGGATAGCTGCCAGATCGTGTTATTTTGCGCAGATAATATTGGGGATGTGCGATGTAGAGTACGTCAGCAACTTGGGCAAAGCTGAGTTCGTAGACGTTTTTCAATCTGTATGGATGCTCTAAGGTCGCCTCAATAAGTCCATCCGCTTGTGCAATCTTGAGAACATCTTCCTGGAATATGAGCACATAGTTATTGGCCGGCTCGGTGTTAAACTGAAACGGTATGAGTACAGATTTTGCGCCTAGGTCTGCGAGGAATTTTGTCCCTGGCCTGCGCTCTAAGTCACCATGCAAGTTGGGAATGAAATTGCGACAAGTCTGCAGGAAGGTGCAAAACTTCTTGAGGTCATAACGTCCGCACAAGCTCGGCGTAACTTCACCGCCAACAAAGTTTCTGAAGGCTAGACGGCTCATTTCTTTTCACCTCCGGCCAATTTGTCATGCAGGGCGAGAAGACAAACACAGGACGAAATCACCGTTTCTGTATTGATCTTGCGCCGAAAGTACATGCCCATCATCATGTTTTGCAGGGACTCAGTAAGCTCGGATGGCGTCCGTTCCTCAATGTCAAGTCGGCGCTTAATTTCCTGCAGGAGATCCATCGGTCAGACCCTCTACCTGAAGAAGTTTACTGGTGGGCTCGGCTTCTGCTGCAGGAGCACCCTGCACCTTGCATAAGGCATTTAGTTTTGAAATTCGCGCATCAACCACAGGAGCGGCGTAGACATTGGCTTTCTTCCATTCCTGGTCAGAGATCATCTGTGGCGTAAATTGCGGTACGAACACAGGGCTGAACCATTGGTACAAAACCTTCATGGGTTGCTCTGTAGGCACCTGGGGCTGCTTGATGCCTTCCACGACATAAACATACAGCTTATTCGACAGATCTTTGCGCGGGAATGCGTGGTTCCAAAAATCCACAATCTGCATCGACTTTGGGTCAGGTATCCCAACCGTGCTGTTTGATGCCGCCTTCGCCAGAGTCCATTTTGTGTTTGATTCGTCCGTGAAAGATTCAACAGGGGCGAATCCTTCAACCTGATTCAGCCCAAGGCTCTGCATCTGCGGCAACACCGGCTGCTGGAAGAAGTTCGGCAGCAGTCCATTCTGAGGGAGGTATGGATTGTTAGTCGTCAATGTGTTCATAATACCTCCAGAGGTGCAGGCATGCTGACGCTAGATGTACAAGCTCTTTTTTACGGGCTTCAGAGGTTTTTGCTTGCATGAGTTCCGTAAATTCCATCTGAATAATATCTAGTCGGCCACCTTCGTCCGATGGATATGCCGTCCATGTCACTGGAATGTTGCGGAGCACGTCCGCACTCTCTTTCATAAACTTCCAGTCTTTTGGCTTTTGCTGAACCATAGCCCAGTCAAACTTATCCTCATGACCCTTTATATCTTCGCCTTTTACAATCGTTGGCGTATTGCCGTAGTACTGTTTTTTATCAGAGAGAGGTCGCTCAGTTGCAGCCTCTTTCTTTTGATCTGTGGGTGTAGGCCAAAAAACTATGCGCATTTCTGCCTCCTTTTACTCAAAGGGCCGGATTTCTCCGGCCCCATTACGGTCGCTACGTGAGCCGGAGGCTACGCGCCTGCAGCAGCAGTGGTGGTGGTTTTAAGCTGCGAGATCAGATATAGGGTCTGATTCTGCAACTGCGCCGTAAGATTGTTCTGGGCTTTTTGAGCAGCCAATTCGTTGAGAGCTTCGTTGAGCTTGTCGCGCACCTGCTGATCAGCGATCTGGCGCATGGTCTCACGATCCTGACAACCCTGCTCAATGATAGTAGCTTTGAGATCGGCGTGCTGATTCTGCAATTGATTAGCGATTGCCTGAGCTTGGATGCGATTCTCGTAGCCCTGCGCAGAGATATTCATGTTGGCGGCATTGATTGCAGCCACACTTTGATCACTAGCCTGATCAATTTCTTGAGACAATCTGCCAGTTGAGCAGCAAAGCTGCTGGCCTACACCGGCAAAACCCTGAAGGTTGGCAATGGTATTCTGAGTAACACCGGCAGTCACACCAGCGCCGGTATTGGCAATCTGCATCTGGGTGCCATTTGCGCTCTGCAAATTTGAGATTGCCGCTTGCTGCACCTGATCGCTGACGTGTTCCATTTGATTCGCAAGCGCCACGTCTGCTCCAGCCTGCATGGCGCGGCCACCACCGCCAAATCCACCCCAGCCGTTACCGCCCCAAATAGAGCCCAGTACCAGACCTCCGATGAGCCCTCCAAGGCCGGCACCCATACCGCCAAAGCCTCCAGTTTCCATTACCGTTGGCAAATTCATCTCAGCCATAAGTATCCTCCAATGTTAGACGTTCTGTTGAGACATTAACTGAGCGACAGTTGCCTTGAGCACATCTATCTCTTCCTGCATCTTGCTGACGCAAGAACGCAGATATGCGCATTCAAGCACAAGGGCTTCCTCGTAGCGGATACTGTATTTGTCTCCTGCTTCCTGCACCAAGCGCTTTTCAGTGTGTTTGACGGCTGGAGTGACTACGTTCCCCTCTTCGTCTAAAACCTCTTCAGAATCTATGACTTCTATCTCTTCGTATTCAGCTTCCCATGAGTCATGCCCGAAGAATCCATACCTATCTGCATCCAGATCTTCAGAAGCTAATGCCGCCTGAGCATCCTGAGCTATGAAACCGATATGGATACGAGCGTCATCGCCTTTCTTTTTCAGAGCATCCTTCATCTGGAAAACTTTAAAGCCAACCTTACCCCAAGCCTTGATAAGAGCTTCAGAAGGGTCTGCGATATTATCTTTTAGCCGTAAATCAGATCCAGCCCAAGGCCCAGTATCGACATATACATTAGCAAAAGTCCTGCTCGCTTGACCAAGCGTTGCAACTGACGTTTTTGTAAAATAAAATCCAGCAGACTTAACAGTAGCATTGTGTTGTTTTATATTAAAAGAAAAAATCCCATCCCCTGCATTTCCACCTTCTACTGTCCCTATGCCAACAATAGATTGTATCCCGTTAGTAGAATCACTCCCAGGATTTTCATTGTCTCTGAATCTACCAATAAAACCGTATGTGTTTGCATGTGACGCCTCAAAACCATTACGCATTTTTAAGATGCAAGACCATGAAGTGCTGTCGGTTTGAGGGGATCTTTCAGAGCTTAATATATCAACTGCCTTGCCAGCGTTAACAGTACCGCCGAAATCAATTGAACCATCTGAATTAAACATTGCAAACTTGCGCCAAGCTGTTGCTGCTGTATGGTTTTTCGTAACCAACCTAGTATACACATCATCTACATAAGTTCCCACACCCCAATATATTTGTCGAGAATTGTAGTCTGGTACAGGGTAGCATAGCGACTGTACATACCCATTTCTATTGACTGGAAGATTGGAGGTGCTGCTACCAAAGACTAGAGCAATTCCTCCTTTATACAAATCATTTGCATTAGGACTAGCTGTAACGCTGGAAAGTCTGTATGGCTCGTACGCTGCACTTAATAATGCAAAACCATCATAGTCTGATAAGCAATAAAACCTATTGTAGCGTCTATAAATTGAGTCGCCACTAGTTAGATATGTTTTGTGGCAAACATTTACAAATGTACACATTTTATGGCCATGCCTAGCGAAAAAAAGGCTTTCAGTCTCGGCTACTACGCGGTTAAGAGTTGTATTGCAGTAACTTTCAAAAAGATCTAGCGGTTTGTCAAGCTTAGTACGAACTATACAATCACTCTGAAACTCACCATCCATACTTAGCGCATCTATACCTGTTGAGTCATCGCCTGATACCAAATAAATATATGTACCATCACAAGCTATGCCTTGACCGCCAAGAGTACTGGTTGTTGTGAAAGTTTTAAAATAATAACTAGATCCAGAGATATCTGTTCCACTCTCCAAGCCAATTATGTTAGACATTTTCCATACAACAACACGTTTCTCAGAACTTGAAATTGCATAAAAAGCAACAAGATATTTATTGTCAAACGAAACCACAGCTTGTACAGTGCTGCTAGAATATCTTCCAGAAGAAACAATTCTGAAGCTTTTATATAACGGGTGTGTTGAAGGGCTTCTATAGTTAAACTC